AGAACGCGCTGAGATCATGAATCTCGTCAGTGAACTCAAATCTGACGGCGACTATTTGTTCACGAAGTTTCACAGAAGAGTGTTTCCAGATTTGTACTGATTATGATTTTGCGAGATTCAAAAGAATGGAACTACTTCATCGCGCTCGTTGACAGCAATGTCGACGCATCTGAAGCACTACAAATGACGAGAGAGAAGTTCCCTCGCTCATTAGTAGATCAAATGAATAAAGACTTGAGAAATCATGGTATCGAGAGAGACTGAACAGATCATCAACACAATCAGAGACGGCATCTCTGCATGGCGTGACTGCTTCAAAGACATCAACAACGACGAACGACTCAGAGCAACAGAGCAGATCTTGACGTGGTTCGACAATCAAAACTTCAAAGAGAATGAATGATCAAATAGATATGTTCCCAGAGTTTGAGAACGAATGGGAAAAAGAATGGCATTCAATGCCAGAGTTCTTGCAAGAGAATACAGAGCCAGTTCAGCAGATCATCGTGTCATTTCAGACGTATCATCACGTCAAGATGTTCGCAAAGATGATCGATCAGAATCTGACAGCGAATACAAAGAGCGTGTGGTTCCCTAAGAAAGAAACACTTGCGCCAAAGTATTTTCTGTACATTGATGAAGATGAAGAAAACACGCTTTTTATATGAAACAGACAAGATATCCAATCTACATCATCAGTAAGGGTCGTCACGAATCTCGACTCACAGCGAAAGCACTTGAAGATATTGGCATCAACTATCGCATTGTGATCGAAGCGCAAGAGTTTGATGACTATGCTTCAGTGATTGATGAAGCGAAGATCTTAGTGCTTCCGTTCAGTAACTTAGGGCAAGGCTCAATACCAGCACGAAACTGGGTTTGGGAACACAGCATTTCAGAAGGACACAAACGACACTGGATTCTTGATGACAACATCTCTGGCTTCGGTCGTCTCAACAACAACAGAAAGATCAAAGTGAAAACATCAGCGACGTTCAGAGCAGTTGAAGACTTCACTGACAGATACGAGAACGTAAAGATGAGCGGAATGAATTATCGCTTCTTTGTACCAGAAGGATCAACGAGAAAGCCGTACATGATGAACACAAGAATCTACTCTTGCATTCTACTGAGCAACGATATTGATCATCGTTGGCGCGGAAAGTACAACGAAGACACTGATCTCTCACTGCGTATCTTGAAAGATGATCACTGCACGATTCTGTTCAACGCGTTCTATTGTGATAAGATTGGAACGCTCAAGATGAAAGGCGGCAACACAGAGGAGGTCTACGCTGACAGCAACAACAGACGTGACTTCGCTGAGAGTTTGAAAGAGCAACATCCAGATCTCGTGAAAGTCGTCTGGCGATACGAGCGTTGGCATCACGAAGTCAACTATTCTGTCTTTAAACAGAGTCTCAAACGCGTTGACAACTACGATCAGATCGTCAAGAAAGGTGTCGACAACTACAACATGAAACTTTTAAAACTTAAAAAATGAAAATACTTAATCTACAACAACGATCTGAAGAATGGTTCAAAGCACGACTCGGTGTCATCACTGGCTCACGCGCATCGAACGTCTTCAGATCAAACAATCTCACGCTCGTTGATGAGATGATCGCTGAACGCATGACGCAATCAGTTGAAGAGTCGTTCACTTCAAAAGCTATGGAGCATGGTGTCTTGTTTGAGCCAGAAGCATTGAAGTCATACAATGAACGCACGAAGAACAGCGCACAAGAAATTGGTTTTTGTATTCACGACAAATACGATTGGCTCGCAATATCACCAGACGCATTGATCTTCAGAGACAACATCGCTGTTGGTGCTGTTGAGATCAAATGTCCTTCATCGAAGAAGCACATTGAGTACATTCGACAAAACAAGATTCCGAACGAATACAAGTATCAGATCTTTCACTACTTCATCGTCATTGAGACATTGCAGTTTCTTGATTTTTGCTCGTATGATCCACGCAATAGAGATCTGAACACGCATATCGTCAGAGTGACGCGTGAAGAGATCAGAGAAGAACTCGAAAACGTGTTTGCTAATTACATGAAATTTTATTCTAAATTGTGCAAGTATGAAGAAGAGATCAGATCAAGACTTTGAGTCACGTTGTTGGCGTTTAGCGAAAAGACACTTTCACGCACTTGACAAAGATCACGTCGTCAGAATGATTGAACGTGCTGTTGAACTTACAGATGAGCAAAATGAAGAAATGGATTCCTAAGAACTTGAAAGAACTTTCACAACTCGCAACAGAACTGAAAGCAGAGAAGCACCCAGATTTTCCGCCTCATGCGTTAGTGAAGAAGAAGTTCAAAGACACAACTGCGAACGATCTGACGAAGACGATCATTTATGACATGCATCACATCAGAGAAGGTTGTGCATATCGCATCAACAACGGTGCGGTCTATGACGTAAGAAGACAAACGTACAGAAAAGGAGTTCAAAGAAAAGGAGTACCAGACATCATCGGAATCATCAACGGTCGCTTCATAGGCATCGAAGTCAAGATCGGCGCTGACAGACAATCAGCAGATCAGAAAGAAGTTGAGAAAGAAATCAAAGAATCTGGCGGTGTGTACTTCATCGCGAAATCATACGACGACTATCTTGAGAAGATCTCACAGATATGATTCACGATTCTCACAAATACGGCGCATTGACTGAACTGCGTTGTGCGGCTGAACTGATTAAAAGAGACTGGCATGTTGCATTTCCTTTCGTTAATCAGTCAGCAGTTGATCTGATCGCGTTTCGCGAATCGCGATTTGTGACGATTCAAGTCAAAAGCGGAACAATGTTAATAAACGGACACGCGCGAATCGATAAAGACTTCAACAAATACAAAGGTGTTGATTTCATCGTATGCTATGATGTACACAACAGAAGATGGTTCATCTTCACGTTTGAAGACTTGCGTGATAAGAAGTCAGTGACGTTGAAGCCATCACTTTACGATCGCAACTGCGACAACTGGTCTTTGATCAGATAAACCAAACAACAATGACGACAAAAGAAATTGCAAAGAAATACATTGCGAGTGGATTCTCGCCGATACCTATTGTTGATGGTGAGAAGCGTCCAACAATAAAGAACTGGCAACAATACGCTGAAGAGCCCATGGGGCTTGAAGAAGCATCACGTCTGTTCAACAACACAAAATCAATTGGTCTCGTCATGGGCTTCGACGGCATTCAATGTCTCGACATCGATGCAAAGCACTTCACTTCTAATGAGTACGAACGATTCTGCACTCAACTTGATGAAGAAGCACCAGAGTTGAGAAAGAAGATGATCGTTCAACGCACACGATCAAACGGCTTTCACTGGATCTTCAAATGCGACGCAATCGAGGGCAATCAAAAACTCGCAAGAAACAAGAAAGGCGAAGTCACTTTCGAAACACGCGGTCGTGGTGGTCAAATCGTTGCATTTCCTTCACAAGGCTACAAGATCGAAGGCAAGATCACGAACGTCACACGCATCACAGAACAAGAGCGTGATGTTCTGTTCAGAGTTGCAAGATTGATGGACGAAGTGACTCCGATTGTAGTTGATGAAGTAAAAATTCAAGGCGATCGTCAGACAGATGAACACACTCCTTGGGGTGAGTTCAGAGAATCGCACACAGCACTCGACATTCTGCTTCAGAACTCTTGGCGCGTTGTTGGTGAATCTACGAAGTATGTGTATATGTTAAGGCCCGGCGATACTGACGCAAAGACATCTGGTGTCATCTTCAAAGACTCTGGTTTGTTCTGGCCTTTCACGACATCAACTGAATTCATCGCGGAGCAACCATACGATTCGTTTCAGTGCTATGCTGTACTAAATCACAACTCAAACTTTCATGACGCATCTGTTGAGATCGCAAAACTTGGCTATGGTAAAAAATATGAAGTACATGATGACGAATCTTTCTTTGATATTGAAGAAAGCACTGAAGAAGAGATTGATGAGATGCACAAGCGTCTCTTTGATATGGAAGTCGATTCAACAATCGTTGTTGAACAGCCAGAGAAGTGTATCGACATCGTCATCAATCAACAATCATACATCTTCGGCACTCTCGGAAACTTCTCTCTCATTCAAGGAAAAGCAAAATCAAGAAAAAGCTACTTCATCAGTTCACTCGCATCTGCTGGTCTATCAAAACAAGATGTCGCATCAACACTCAGAGGCTACATCGATGACAAGTGCGTTGTTTACATTGACACAGAACAAGGTGACTACCATGCCCAGCGTGTCAAGAAAAGGATCTTGCAAATGTCTGGACTACCTTCAAACGTCAACAATGATCGACTCAGATACTTCAAGTTCAGATCGCTGGACTCAAACAAAGAGCGTCTCAAGTTTGTCGAGTTTGTCATTCAAACAATCAACAACATAGGTCTTCTCATCATCGATGGAATCGCTGACATCGCATCAAAAGGTGTCAACGATGAAGAAGAAGCAACATTGATCGCATCATCTCTCTTGAAATGGTCAGCACAACACAACTGCCATATCACGATCGTTCTTCACGAGAACAAGCACGACAGAAACGCAAAAGGACATCTCGGTGCATACTTAGTACAAAAAGCAGAGACAACGTTCTCAGCAAAGAAGTCTGAGCGAAGCAAAGACATCACAGAGATCTCAGCAGAGTACACGAGAAATGCAGAACCACCAGCATTAGAGATGACGATCAACGCACTTGATGAAGTTGAGTTCGCTGAGATCGAAGAAGATGAGTTCTATAATAGAACGAGAGTCTTCACAGATGAAGACAAGAAGAGAATCACTGCAAAGATCATCGGCAAGTCTAAAGGCGATGCATTGATCTTCATCAGAGACACAGAAGACTGCAAGAAGAAAGATGCTGAGAAAGTGCTGTCTCAGC